GGCTCTCATATACCTAAAGGAAGGAAACACTAATAAAAACAGTTCTTGAAGTTGGTTAAGAAGGCTGTGCAGACACCTAAAAAGAAGATCCAAAAGAAGAAATAACCTCTGTTATTAAATTCTGATTAACTTTTAGAAAATCTTCTGCATAAGCGATTTGTGTTTAATAGTTTGCCTGATACACTCCAGACAATATTTACCGTAGTAGCATGAGACTTTATGGGATTACCCGATGCACCCGAACTTGTCCAGGAACAGACACTAGAAATTGCACTTGAAGAACAAAGGCGTGTATACGATTGGATATGTAGCAACTACGAGCAGGTGCGGGTCAAGATTCTTACACTTTTGGGAGGGGGTTTGGCGGCACTTACGTTCCTATATTCCGATGGCAAGTTGTTCATTCCTGCACAAATCTATGGCCGAATTTTCTACTTTGCCGCCTTGGCTTTTATTATCGCTGCTCTGACGTTTCTCGTCACATCATTAAAGCCTCTTCACTGGGAGTTTCCAATCGAGGATAAGGATTTACTAAAGATCCACAAAGTCCCCAGTAAGTTGGACTATCTTATATACATGCGAGACAAGTACATGGAGTGCTATACTATAAACATAAGTGCTTACGAATATAAACAAAAACTGTTCAATATATCACTGTATCCACTTATCTTTGGTGTTATTATTCTTGTAGTAATCAAGTTATTCTAAAGGAGGGAAACTATGACGAAACTTAATGGAACAAGCGTAGGAGCTTAGACTCCGAGGCCCCGAAAGGGGCTTTTTTAGTTTCCGATCTTGGCCATCAGACTCCAAAACACACATATCTTGACAAACTCACCATTCATGGTACAATCCACAGCTTGTGAAATATACACTGATGGACCTGCAGAGAGACTTCCCAACTGAAGAGGCTTGTTTAGAGTGGCTCGTCATTTCTCGTTGGCCTGAAGGAATTACCTGTACAGTCTGTCAGAAGGTCACTAAACATTACAAAGAAACTAGTCGTAAGTCATACGCCTGTGGGCAATGTGGGAACCATTTTCACCCTATGGCTAGTACCATCTTTCACCGTAGCCGTATTCCTTTAACCTACTGGATGTACGCTATCTACCGTTTGGGAGAAAGTAAGTCGGGTGTAGCAGCTACCCAGTTGCAGCGAGAACTCGGTGTCACCTATAAGACTGCTTGGCGGATGCTTCACCAGATTAGACAGCAGATGCACCCTAGTGACACTCTCTTACAAGGCGAAGTAGAGCTTGATGAGACCTTTGTCCACCCCAACCCATATAAACGCTCCACCGCAGGTAGAAAATACGGCTACGATGCTCGGAGAACAGGATCAGTTATCTTTGGTATGGTAGAGCGTGGTGGCGAGGCTAAAGTGTGGCACGTAAAAGCAGCTGGGGTACGTATCTTACAACCGCTTATACAGGCTCATGTAAAACCTGGTACCCTTATTCACACAGATGGCTACTTAGCGTACCGTACACTTCCTAAAAGAGGTTATGAACACCGCTGGACTGATCACGGTAAAGGACAATACTACACGCTGGATAGTCACACCCAGAATATTGAGAATGTCTGGTCACACTTCAAACGAGGGATAAAGGGTGTCTACCGACACGTCAGTGATACTTATCTAGAACTATATGCGTGGGAGTTTGCTTATCGGTATAGCCACCGTAAGTATCCCTCTATTTTTTGGGTTTTGGCGATACGGGCTTCGCAACCTGTTCTAAAAGCTTGAAGAACTTTTTACGTGTAAGCATATTTCCAGTATACACCCTGCAAGCATTTGCTATGTTCGCAATCTGTTCATTTTTTATACCGATTATGGTAGTCTACCCTTATGCTCGGGTAGCTCAGTGGATAGAGCGTACAGGTGCTAACTGTAGGGTCGCTGGTTCGAATCCAGCCCCGGGTGCCACTTCGGTGGAATAATTCTATAAAGGTAAAGAGACCTTGAAAGGTCTCTTGTACAGGTGCTGTCCTTACTATAGCAGAAAGGTCTATTGGGTGCGAGTTCAACTCTCCGTTGCTCCACCACTACCTGGATTTTTTAACTTCATCTGTTTTCCATACTGTCCCAATTGCTACTAGACAAATATACACACAGATGGCAATAAGGTTAGCACTACTGACCAGAACACACGTGACGTATCCAATACCTATTAAACAAGCTATAGCCCAACCATCAGATTTGGAGAGTCCAGGACCAAGCTCAGCAAATAGCACTGAAGTCATAATCCCAAGTAATACCAGGAAGACTGTAAACATTAATAAACGCTCCTTTGATAATAAAAAAGGACACCGTACAGGTGTCTTAAGCCAACAGCAGGTTGTACCCTGTGTTTGTACGGTGCCCATTCAGAGGTACAACCGTTCCATAGATATAAAAAAACGCCGTTAGCTTAAGACTGTATCAGTATAGCAGATGCTAAATACCAGGAACAATGATAATTATATACCTGTTGTTCCCCTCCTTTGGGTATATAAGAGCCAGAGGCGCTATATTCTTGGTACTTGACTCTATGTATCTGTATACGTATACTTACATGTATGGGAAAGAACTACACACTGTACATAAACCAACTAGAGTTTGCTGATGAAGACAATAAGTCAGGACTTGTGAACATGTTGCTTGCCAGACACTATGCACAGACTCACAACCCCGTTAAAGATATTGTTGAAAAGGCTGCGCCAAAAGTAGAATCACAATGGGCCGAGGTGGGTGCAAAAATACAACCTAACGCGGAACAATTTTGTTGCAGTAAAAATACACCGTGCCGTCATTGGCAGTGGAACTATGACAAAGAGGCGTATGTAAACTCCATCAGTGGACGCATCAAAGAACCAACCACATAACCTACCAGGCAGTGCATTTGTGAGGCGTTCCCCCCACGTAACGTCCGCAGGTAGGGCAGGTGTCGGAGGGTGGGTCCACCGTAGGGGCTGGGGTCGTGTCGGGCGTTGTTTCTTCCATATGAGTGGTATTATACAGGTAGATGCAAGTGGACAAAAAGGCCCAGATAGAGCGCGTTAGGGAGGTAGCCAGAGACTTCCGAGAGTTCGCTAGGCTTAACCTCAAAATTAGAACGAAGGATGGGCGGATTATTAGTCTGTGGCCGTTCAAGCCTGTACAGGATGTACTGGTGGAGCGTACGATTGCAAAACTAGAGGCCGGTGAGCCGGTGCGTTTTATTATATTAAAGGCCCGGCAGCAGGGCGTGAGTACTATAGTAGAAGCCCTTATATATTGGTGGACCGTTACCCATAAATACCAGCAGGGTAAGATAATCGCCCACAACACAGAGACTAGTGGGTATTTGTATGCCATGTTCCGTATGTTTTACGATAATTCTCTACCTCAATTTAGACCAACTACCAAGTACAACACTAGAACAGATATTACCTTTGACAATGATGCAGCTCCTGAAAAGGGATTGAAGAGTCAGATTGACACCGCCACTGCTGAGAACAACGGAACTGGTAGAGGCCAGACGGTGCAGTGGCTTCATGGGAGTGAGGTCGCACTGTGGCCCAAAGGACAGGAGATTGTCGCTGGACTTATGCAGGCCGTCCCCATGATGGCAAATACTGCGGTCTTTCTGGAGAGCACGGCTAATGGAATAGGAGATTACTTTCATACAACGTGGGAGGCCGCTATGCGCGGTGAGAGTACGTTTGAACCTCTATTCTTTCCGTGGACAATGGACCCGGAGTATAGCATCACGCCGCCGAAGTTCTTTAAGTTAAATATAGAAGAGAAAAAGCTCAAGAAAGAGCACAACCTTACACTCGGACAAATCTACTGGCGCAGAAAGAAAATGCTGGAGTTTGTGGGCGATGAGAAACGTTTCTACCAGGAGTATCCCATAACCGACAGTGAGGCTTTCCTAGCTAGTGGTACGCCAAGGTTTGACGTGAAGAAACTCAACGAAATGCAGCAGAAGTGCTACGACGGGCAGACGATTGAGCTAATAGAGCGCACAAACCAAGCAAAACTCAAGGAAATCCACGCTAAACCAATGGAAGGCGCACCGTTAAAGGTATGGCTCCAACCTCAGTCTGGGCATGATTATGTGATTGGAGCGGACGTAGCCGAGGGAATCGACGAGGACTTTAGCTGCGCCACCGTGATGGACAAAAGCACGCACCAGACTGTCGCGAGATTTAGGGGTGATATGGAGCCCGCCGACTTTGGGGAATACCTAGCTCTCCTCGGTACCTGGTATAATCATGCCCTAATAGGCCCTGAGATTAATAACCACGGACTCACAGCAGTACAGAGACTGCGTGATGTAGGCTACGATAATATATACAGGCGAGAACTGGGCATAGACGAGCGCTACGAGGAATACACCTCTAAACTAGGCTGGCGCACCGATGTCAGGACTAAACCACTCATGATCGACAACCTTAGCGAAGCCATTAGTACGAACCAAATTATAGACTACGACAAGATATTCATTAGAGAGTGTATGACCTATATAAGGGATAATCGGGGTCGCACGAATGCCCAGGAGGGCCAGCACGACGACACGGTGATTGCGACCGCCATAGCTCTCCAGCTATTCGAGTGGAGTCCCATTACCCAGGGAAGATTGCGGATTAAATCCAAACTTCCGGCTAAATACACCAACATTCGTAGAAATAACCGCGCTCTAATGAAAAAGAGAACTGTCTTAAACCATTAGTTATATAGTATAGTACAGACATGGATCAATCCCCTCCTCAGACCATAGAAAACGAAACTGACCCAGTACTTGAGAAAGTCCTAAAAGGCTTTAACAACTCAAAGAATTATACCGAAGGTGGCTTTTGGGCAACCTGGGAAGATAGTTGGAAGCTTTTTAATGGCCAGCGGGTAAATATTGGCTACGATGGATTTGCCGATACCTTTATTCCTGAGACCTATACTGAAATCCAGCAGATGAAGGCTCATCTTATAAATGGAAACTTAGAGGTGGAATTTCTCCCTACACACCCAAGTCAAAGTGCTCCGGCCAGTACCCTCCAAGATTTGTTTAACTATGCCTGGTACAAAGATTATATGGACCAGAAGATCGATCAGAGTGTTACCGAGTATCTAGTTAATGGTAACTGTTACATCTGGAGTTACCCTGGCGAATATGGTTTACCGTGCCAGCACGTGGTGAGTGCTCGCGATTGTTTCTTTGACCCTATGATTAAGAACTACCAGGATTTATGTGACTGGGGGTACGGTGGCTATCGCTATATAACCACTAAACAAGCTTTAGAAGATGAAACAGTAGTAAACGGTCAATATGACGAAGCCGATGAAAACTCTACCCAAACTGTAAGGCGCTACCAACACTTAGATCAGGTAGGTACGTTGAATGCCCAGGATGACACCGAAACTGCCAAGCAAGAGCGCGAAGAGATGCTGGCTGACGCTGTTCTAGTCGATAAATCGGACCAAGTGGAGTGTATTGTGTATTTTGGCAAGATCGATGGTGAGGACCGAATGGTAACCCTGGCTAACCGTACGGTTGTTATTGAGAACATTAAGACTCCGTTTCAACGTGAGAAGAAAACTATCCAGAGTGCTGATGATGCTGGAAATCCCGTTAGCTTTGATATGCCTGAAATTGAGCCATTTGTCCCTGTGGCTCCGTTTAGAAACCACATAGATGCCAACTTATGGTATGCCAGAGGCGATGTAGAGATAATCGGGCCGAGTCAAGAGCGTTTGAATGACACCCAGGCCCAAAAGACTGACAACCTAACCTTCCAGCAGAACCGTATGTGGGCGTTGGACCCGAACTTCGCACAGAAATTGGATGAGATCCAGTCTGTACCTGGTGCGGTCTTTACGATTCCTCCCGGTGCACTCGAACAGATCCAAACGCAACCAATTGGGCCGGATGCAGACATAGAAATAGCCCGTATAAAGGCTGAAATGCAGGGTGCAAGTGGGGTAAACGAGGCCTACCACAGCACTACCCAGAGCGCAGGACGCCAATCTGCTTACCAGATCAACCAAACACTAGTGGCACTAGGTGCAAGATTCCAGGTAAAGATTAAGAACCTTGAAAATGAAGCCATGCGTATTCTTGCAACTAACATGTGGAAGATTATGCAGATCTTTATCGACAAAGAAATCCCTATCCGCGTGATGGGGCCGCAAGGGAACACTTGGGCTACTTATAACCCCGGACTCTACCTAGGTGACTGGGACGTACAAGTAAAACTTGGAGCAACGGCCGACACTATCAAGGAAACCCAGCGCCAGCAGATGATGCAGTTTTACCTACTAGCCAGCAAACAACCATTTGTGGACCAGCAGGGTCTATTCGTAACCGCCACACCTCAGATATTCCCTGACATTAACTCCAGAAGCGCTCAGGCCCTCATCTTGCCTCCACCACCTCCACAACCGCCTCCAACGGCCGCTGCTGCACTGGCTGCTACTATTAAGTTCGGTGAAGACCTTTACCCTGATGAACAGGCTGAGGTACTGAATGAGTTGGGAGTGCAACCAAGTCCATATAGAGAGGAACAGACCGGAATAAACGCTAGTCCTCAAGACCCCGCTGTAGTGAAGGCTAATGCCGCCGTGCTCCACGCCAAAGCAGGCGCAGCGCCCCAGCAAGCTTACGAACAAGCAGGGATGCAAACCGCCGGAAGCCCGCCCGTAGGTGCTCCCACTAGCGGTGTAGCGAACGTTCCGAAAGTCCCAGCATGAGCGAGGTGGACGACGCCATTTATAGTGCCTACCGCTCATTCCTACAGGGTGCAGCCGGGCAAGATCTAGTAGCACGCCTGAAAATGACCGAAGCCAAGTACATGATGGAAGGCATGAAAGCCAGCACGGTCGAACAAAAGGGTCTAGCGATGGAGCGAATGCACGCGATATACTTGGTGCGTACGATGTTAGATGATCTAGCGAGGCCGAAGGTTGCTCAGGTGCAGTCGAAGTCTGCTAAGAACCAGTCAAATGCTCAGGCTGGTTCTTAAGAGTCTTTGACAAACACTAGAGGTATGCCCTATTATCCCAGCAGAGCATATGTACTTCTTTTGCGTAGCAATAAGCTTCGCTTAACTTAAATGAAAGGGTAACTGATGGAATCAGACACCACAACTTCTGATTCTGTAGTTTCAGGCGCGGACGACGCACAACTTGAAACTACAGATGTAAACATGGAGGCGGTCACTGAGGACGAAGAAACCTCTCAAACCAGCGAATCAGACGAATCTGGGTCCGACGAGGACAACTCAGATGACGCTGAACTCAAGGATTGGGCGGCTAAAAAGAATCTTCCTCTGGATGACCCCCTGAAGATTGCCAAGATGTACCGCGAAAGCGAGAAAGCATTGGGCAAAAAGGGCCAGAAAGAAGGTCAACTAAAGAACGCTGTAAGTACTGCCAACGAATCATCCAACACGGAGGATTACCAAGCGCTGAAGAACGAGGTAGAAGCCCTGAGCTTTTACGTCAATCATCCCGATGCGAAGCAGTATGAAAGCACTATGGTTGACATCTTGGAAGAGAAACCGCACTTAGCGAGTGATCTCGAAGCAGTACTAGATATTGCCCGTGGACGCTCAATGACCGATGCCGCCACACGACTTGTAGAACGAAACGCTGGGAAGAAAGAAGCACGCGAATCTGCCGAACAGGCTGGACGAGCAGCTCAACCCCGAAGCAGTGCCCACTCTACTACCACAGTAGGTAAGATAACTCCTGCCAATGTAGATGCAGTGGTAGCACAACACATGGGTGACCCGGTATGGTACCAAAAGAACCTTGCCGCCATCAATGCAGCGCTCGAGGGTTAAACCTTTAACTCAAGAAAGAATTTGATATGGCAACAGTAACTGGAGCCTATGGCTCTGGCAACGTAAATATCGGTGTAACCGCCGGTAACGTGTTCCGACCCAATGTGTGGTCAAACGAAGTTCTGATGTTTGTGAAAGCAAACCTCGTACTTCTACCCCTAGTTCGTCACTATGACCGCGAGATTCAAGCCTACGGTCAAACCGTCGAAATTCCAAACGTTAGCACCATCACCGCTAACTTGAAGGCTCAGAACACCCTGGTGACGCTGAACTACAACACGGAAACAAAGACGACCATCACCATCAACCAGCACTATGAAAGTTCGTTCCTGCTGGAAGACATTGAAAACGTCCAGTCTAAGTACGACCTCCGCACTGACTATACGCAGGCAGCCGCCTACGCTATCGCTGCGAAGATTGATAACAGCATCGCCGTCCTCATGACCGCCGCATTCACCGCTTACGGTGCATTCGGTACAGCCCTGAACGACACACTGATCCTGTTTGTAAACCGCTACCTGGACGACGCTAAGGCCCCACAGACCGACCGTAGCTTCGTTGTGACCCCACAGGGTAAGCAAGAAATGCTCGCGATTGACAAGTACATCCGTTACGACGCAATCGGTGTCGGTGGGGACCAGAACTCCATCCGTAATGGACAGATTGGTGAGATCTATGGTGTCCGTGTCTACATGTCTCAGAACCTGACGCAGGTGACATCTAGCCCGAACCAAAACAACCACCTATTCTTCCACAAGGATTCTGTGGCTATTGCAGTCCAAAAGAACGCACGTTCTCAGGCGCAATACAAACAGGAGTATCTTGGTTGGTTGGTTACAGTCGATATTTTGTACGGCTTAACCACGCTCCGTCCGTCCTTTGGTTTCTTGGTGAAGAGTTAATCTTACCAAAACCAGCAAGATTGGAGGCTTAGGCCTCCTTTTTTGTTTGACTTTTTAATCTAAGGTAGGTATCCTGGTAGCAGAGTAGGAAAAGCCCCGAATAAACGGGGCTATACACTTGGAACGTGTACTTCCTACTCTAGCATACCCAAACTAAAGTAAGGAGTCTTTATGCGTATATTAAAACTAACAAATTCACCAATCCCAATTCTAGTGGACGATGAAGATTATGCAGAGCTACGTTTATTTGCGTGGCGTTTGCTTCCGGGCAAAGGTTATGTGGTACGGTCAGTGTGGAGTAATGGCAAATCAACGCTAGAATACCTACATCGGCGCATTATGAACGCCCCCAAAGGAATGGACGTAGACCACAGAGACATAAGCGCGTTTAACAACCAAAAGTCCAACCTACGGCTCGCTACGCGGTCACAGAATATGGCGAACTCACCCCGGCAATCAGGACACTCCAAATACAAGGGCGTTTCCAAGTTAAACCGCCCAAACCTAAAGAAGCCGTGGCTGTCATACATAAGAGTTGATTACAAAATGTACTACAATGGGTACTATGAGACAGAAGCGGAAGCGGCGCACGTATACAACCAGTTCGCGGAACAAATCTTTGGTGAGTTTGCCTACCTTAACGTGATAGACTAGCACTATGAAAACTGACAAAAGAGATGGAAAAAGGCTTAATCTTACTAAAGAGGTAGAGACGTTCGCTCCGACAGAAGATGATGGTCGGTGGAAGCCAACGGAAGGTGGTACCCTTACGGGGGTATATGGTAAGGGTACCCCTACTCCAAGTCTTTCCATTGAAGAAATGGCGGTTATAGATGTAACGCAATATTATCCCTATCTTTTGAAGGGATCAGATGAGTTCGAACGCCGTGTCAAAGAATTCTTAGCCAAATACTAGCCGTTGTAAGTTCTACAGTATAAATACCAAAATAGTATGTTAGATTGTTTACAGTAACCATAAGGAGCACTGATGAACAATCCACTAAAGATTGATGCAGAGACAAAAAAGACTTTTGATATTACCCCAGAAGTTGATAATGAAGATGTAGAAAAGCTAGGTTTTTGCCGAGCGCAGCGTGACGAGTATCGTAAAATGCTCTGGCGCGAACGTGTGGAACTCATAATCGCCCGGAGGCAAGCTGAATCTAAAGACCAAATTGTACAAATAGAGTCAGCTAAGAATGTAATGTCTCACACTAGTGGTATCGAACAGTTTGTAAGGGCCATCAAAGTACTAAATGAACTCATCGCTGAACTCGAATCAATCGTCTCCGAGTAAGTTGGCGGTTGTAGTGCCCTCCAGGGGTCTTATGTTTAGTGAGACCCTGGAGGACTTGCTACGCGAGTTAGAGGGGTTTGACCACAAGTTCTTTTGGGCGCACTCACGACCGTTGCCAGAGTGTTTTGAGGAACCAGTTGAAAAAGCTCTGGCCGACCCGGAAATTTATGCGGTGCTTATAGTGGAAGACGACATGATCCTCCCTAAAGGCATTCTAAAACGCATGTTTGCCCGTAGTTACCCTGTAGTAGCGCTCGACTACCCATTCAAGAACGATGGCGACTCCACAATGCTCCATGACCCGGCCGGTAACGCTATCTACTCTGGTACGGGCTTTATCCTAATCGCTAAAGCAATACTTGAAGCACTGCCTAAGCCAATATTCAGGACTGACACCGCGTGGGACACAATGATTAAAGGAGATACACTCGTATTCTGGCCTAGAAAGCTTACAAAGGTCGCCTACGGCCTCCACGACGTGAACCTGGGGATTATCCTATTCGCCAACAATATCCCCATTAAACCGATGCACCGCACTGCTGGACAGCGCAAATTGGTAAAGTTAGGCGATCCGAACTCTAATAA